CACGGGTGAAATATTCCTCCAAAACCCGTGGGGAGTCTATCAGCTCAATCAGCGTGCAAAACTCTTTAAGCAGATTAAAGAGCTGAACGCAGAGATTGAAAAACTGAAGCAGGTTCCCGCAGCGACTTTAAACCGTATCAAGCAGATCAATCAGGTAGCTTCCAACATTACAGCAGCAGCTGGTCAGGCTGTTCAACCCGTTAATTCGGACATTGAACCCAGTGCCTTGGCCAACTTGTCTGACGAGGAGCTGGAAGCACATCTCAAACAATTAAAGGACAAATCAAATGGCCGTTAAAGGAATTACCACGGATGATGCCGTAACCAAGAAAGTGTGGGACGAATCCGCGTTTCGCGAAGCCCGCAAGGAAATGTACTGCTCAAAGTTCATGGGCAAGGATTCTGGCTCACTGATCTACGAGAAAACCATGCTTGAAAAAGACATGGGCGACAATATCACCTTCACAATGTTCCCCCGCGCACAGGCCCCGATAGTCCTGGGTTCAACCGGCGAAGCAGTTGAAGGTAAAGAAGGCAAGTTCGAGCAGTTCACTGACTCGATCACCCTTGAAGAGTACAATACCTCATTCAGAACCAAGAACAAAGGTACCATCGACGCACAGCGCCCATGGTTCAACCTGACCGATGAGAATGCCAAAGCTCTTGAGCAGTGGTCATCTGAAGTCATGGATAACCTCTGGTTCACCGCAATTCAGGCCAGCCCCACCAAGATCGTTTATGGTGGCGATGCAACCAGCGTTGCAACTTTGGAAATCGGCGACAAGCTGAACCCAACTCTCATTCGCAGACTTCGTGCAATGGCCAAAACCGGTTTCGCAACTGGTTCCAATGCACGCGCTGCCTATCCGTTCAAGCCCGTGAAAATCGGTGGCGTGGACTACTATGTGCTGCTCGTGCATCCGTATGCAGTTTATGACATGAAAGAAAACGCTGCTTACCAGCAGTCAGTGCGCGAAGCTATGGAGCGTTCTAAGAACAACCCGATCTTCACCGGCGCTGTTGCAGTAATCGACAATGTTATCATCCATGAGCATGAAAACATCCAGATCAAGCAGACCGCTGCCAACTCCGGTATTTACTACTGCACAGGCGTTTTCATGGGCGCAGGCTCAAGTATCTGGGCATGGGGCAAGCGTTGGAGCACCTACACTGAGTATTTCGATTACGGTCGTGAGATCGGTGTAAATCGCTCGATGATCGCCGCAACCAAGAAAACCAGCTTCAAGTTTACCTCTGCTGGTTCAGCTGCCGACTACGGTTCATGCGGTGTTTACATCGCCTGCACTGATGTTGTCAACGTAGCATAAGGAGCAAATACTAATGGCTAACTCAACAACCTTCCTGCCGGTAGCGGCGTATAACCACATCGAGGGCAAGACCATCGTTGCCTCCAATACCATTGACTTCTCCAAGGAACCAACCGCCATCGGCGGCACTGTAGATGTTCTCAGAATCCCCAAGGGCGCATTTGTAAAACGCGCTGGTCTAGTAGTCCACACCACTGAAGCCAATGTAACCATTGAAGTAGGTGACAGCGCCAGTGGAACCCAGTTCCTTAATGCTAAGACTCTGACTGACCTCAAGGCTAACGCGGCTGCCGCTGACGGTGGCGCCATGTCGGTCGATGCTGCTCAGAAGTTCTATGGCGCTGAGAACGCGCTGCGCCTCACCATTGGTGGCGCTCAAGTAGATACCGCGATTGTGACAGCCTTCGTGGAATACTTCATCGTTCCGAAATCGAGAGCCGTCTAATGAAGAATAACCTTCTGCTGGTATTCTTTGCTCTGGCATGTATCGCATCGGTAGCCTATTCCGGTACGATTACTGCCAACAGCAACGATGCCACAGACCTCTATCAGCTGCGCAAGGAACTTGTTCGTGCTGTCAACAACAAGTGCCTGGGTTCGGCTGGCCTGAAGTACAATGCCACAGACTCAAAGAAGCTGGAGACTGTGAACACCATTACTACCGTCCACACTGGAGTCCTGAACTCAGTGGCTGCGGTAAGTTCGTTTACACTCTCAGCTACTACCCCAACCATTCCGACCGGGTATCGCGCCTACATTGTAGTGGGCGTGGATTCCAGCGATGTGTTCTCCACTGTCCATGGCCAACCTGTGCTTTATGACCACCAGTTGACTATGCCGCTGCTGGCTGAAGGCATTGCACCTGTGGGGTTGATTAAGGTTGTGTCGGCATCCGCCACGTTCATCCCCGGCACGACCGAACTGGATTCGGCGAGCCACACAATCACAATATCCGACCTGCACTCAATACCCCTCTCACTTACCGTTAAGCAACGGTAAACTACCGCCAACAGGCCGGTCACTAACCTGTGGCCGGCCTTTTCTTTAAGGAGCCGCTATGACCACTACGTTCAACATGGCCCGTAACAAGATTATCTACAAAGCCTTCCGTAAAGCGGGGGTTGTGGGTGAGGGCGAGGATATGTCTGCCGAAATGTTGAACGAAGCGGCAGATGACCTGAACCTGATAATCAAGAATTTGGAGAAGCATCGGCGCAAGCTGTGGGCACTCGAAGATTTGACGCAAGCTCTCGACGTGCCTGACCGGGTAAATTACCTGGGAACCAGCTACGCCTGCCAGATTACCCACACCAGTTCTACAGACCACCTGCCCGGTGCAGATGAATACTGGGTAGAGATTGATGAAGATACCACTCTCGACGATTACGCTGATGCGACTGCCTATACTGGTTCGTCATTCCTCGTTTCGGCGGATACCACCGCTATTGAGCGGGCAATATGCAGGGATAGTGTTAGCCGCAATACTCCCGTAAAGCTGCTGAACCGCTTTGATGATAGCCGCATACCTGATAAGACTGAAACGGGAGATGTAGACCGGCTATATTTCGATAGACCTAATAGCCGGGTTTTCTTATACCCGATACCTAATCAGGCTCTGACGCTGCACTATACTCGGGTGCGGTTACTGGACGATCTACTGACTGCTGGCGGGTTTGCCGATGTACCGATTACGCTGGTATCCTACCTCATTTACGAGCTTGCAGCGGAAATAGCGGAGGAATACGACCGGGAAGCTGAGAAGATTACCCGGCTGAGGAACAAAGCGCAGGGCGATCTGGCGCTGGCAATCCGCAACCAGAAGGAATATGCTGACGATGAGTGCATATTCCCAGTTTATTAGGAGTGAATCATCATGGCCGAAGCAAAACAAGTAGATTTTCTGATAAACGGAGTCCGCGACCCGCTTACCGATGAACCATTAGCCGGTGGCAAGGTTTACACCTATGAAGCCGGCACATCGACTCCAGCGGCCCTCTACATTGATCGAGACACAGCCGAAGGCAACGCGACAAATCCGGTAATTCTGGATGCCTATGGCCGAGCTGAAGTGTATGGAGATGGGGTTTACAAGTTTGTTATCACTGATGCCGACGATGTAACCGTAATCGAGATGGATAACTTGGAATATAAAGCGGTTATCTCTGATGCGGCCCTGGCCGCACTCACCGCGAACCTGGATTTCAATAGCCACAAAGGGGTTAACCTGAAACCGGGCACTGAAGCAGGCGATACTGTAGAGTATGCCCAGTTCACCGATGCTACGGACGCATTGAATGCGGATATTGAGGCTCTAGAGACAGCGGTTGCCACTCAAAAGTTTGTGGATTTGACCGACACGCCCTCAACGCTATCAGGTATGGGTGGCAAGGTAGTTACCGTCAATGCCGGGGGCACTGCTCTGGAGTTCTTAACCCCTGCGCAGTTCCTCGCAACGGCCAGTTTCCTTGGCCTCTCCGATACTCCTGCAGACTACACGGGCCAGCAGGGTAAGGCCCCGGTGGTAAACGCTGGTGCGACCGCTCTGGAGTTTGCTTTCCCGGACGCTCGAACCTTGTATGGCATCGCAATTTCCGCAACAACCCCAGCAAATGGTCAGGTGCTTGCCTATGATTCCGCGCTGAATGTATACAAGCCAGTAACCCCGGCAGCTGCCCCAACCCTTGAAGCACTGACACCGGGCACCGGGATAACGGGGGATGCCTACGACGGAACGGTTGCACGAACTTGGACGGTAGCCGCCCAGGGGGTAACTCTCGCAGTATCGTCCGGCAATGTTGTGACAGCTCCAGCAGGTAAGAAAATCCTCGCAGCAGCAGCAATATGCGCGGATGGCACCACAGGGGTGTTCATTATCCCCAATGCTCTGATTAACTCGGGGGTTTTGCAGACTCAGGTATCATCGGGGGGTTCTACGTATTATTTCCAGACCTGCACCTATACAGTGGGGGACGGGAATCATGTGTCTATGACGTCTACGATCAGTTCTATCGCCAGAACTGCGGCGCTCATTGGAGATGCCTGATGCCAAAACTCAATCTGATGTCTCCAATCGTAATGGGCGCTGATGATGCCGAAGCCTCTCAGGGGGCTTTGGAGATTGTCAATGGCTACATTGAGAACTCAGGCGGGTTGCCAGCAATCAAGCTGCGCCCAGGCCTTACGCTGCTCCATGATCTGGGGCGGAATGCTCGCGTGGATACCTACTGGTGGGAGGCCAAACGCATATTGGTTATTGTATGTTCCAGAAAGATATATGCGAAAACCAGTGTAACGGCGGAACCTGTTGATATTACACCACTGATTTCCACCCACGCACCGGACTTTGGCGTCAAAATGATGTTTGCAGCCGACGAATATGGCGTGACGATGACCACTGGCCGATACTTGATCTGGTGGGGCGGAGATATAACCCAACGAGCAGCGCGAATCACGGATGCTAATGCACCGACCTCTATTTCGAGTATCACTTATCTTAAAGGTTACATAATTGCTTCGATACCGAATACCCAGACCTTCCAATGGGCGCTTTATAGCGGAACTGATGACCGCACACAGCCGCCCCCGTGGAACCCACTTTCGATAAGTGCCTCAGCCAGCCCGGACGATATTATCTGCATGGCTGCTGGTTGGGAAGAACTGTTCATACTGGGCCGGGAATCTGCACAGAGTCACTACGCATCAGGCGATGCCACGATCCCCTTCCTTGCTCTCAACGGATCAGTTGCGGAAACTGGCACGATCAACGCCAACACCCTTCAGAAGCTCGGCAATGCGTGGATATACTTTACACCAAATTATCAGGTTGTGCGAGTTGAAGGCCGCAGTCCAGTGGTAGTTTCCCATGCTATTGACCGTAAACTTCGTGCTCTGCAGTATTTCGACGATGCCGAGGCCTTCGTGTTATTTGAACGCTTCTACGTGCTCACATTCCGTCGCGATGGCCAAACCTTCGTCTATGACCTCCATACGAATCTTTGGTATCAGTGGGGCACATGGGACGATGAGGCAATCAAATATCGGGAGTTTAAAGGCTTGAGCGCGACCTATGCAAAATCGTGGGGCTTGCAGATTGTCGGCGGGGCTGATGGCAAAGTGTATGAGCTGAGTTACGATTACACCGCCGATTACGACCAGCGTATCCGCTTTCGGCTGCGTTCAGGCTTTATCGACCACGGAACCAGTGACCGAAAATTTTCCGCTGAACTCAAGATGCGGTTGAAACGAGGAGCAATATAATGGCATTCTCAGGCGGTTCAGGAACGGTTACAGACCCTTATCAGGTAGCCACGGCTGCTGATCTGGCCTTGATTAACAGCTATCTGGATAAAGCCTTCATTCAGATAGCGGATATTGATTTGTCTGATTACGGCAACTGGCCCGGTATTGGCATATTTGAGCCTGATGCGGAGTTCAAAGGTGTCTATGATGGGAACGGGTTCGCAATAAGCGGCATGGTTGCAACTGCTACATCAACGCAGATCGGTGGCTTATTCGGATTTGTTGTCGGCGCTACTATTAAAAATACACGGCTCCGCGCCCCCGAAGGGATCTTCGAGGTTGACGGCTTCAATGGCCTGTTTGTGTCCGAAGCGTACAGCTCAACTTTTGAAAATTGCCGAGTTACGGGCGGTCAGATTACGCAGGATAAGGCAGGCACATCAGGAGCGTTTGCTGGCATTGCATGGGATTGTAGCATTACTAACTGCCATGCCACAGCTACAATTAGTATAGTGAAATCCGCAAATATGGATTACCCCTACATGGGCGGTTTCGTTGCTTATGCAGGTGGGGAAGAAAGCCTCTGTGTATTTGACCACTGCTCGGCTAATGTGGTGATGAGCGATATCGGCAGTTTTGGCCTGAGAGGTGGTGGGTTTGCTGGGCAGCTTGGAGGTAGTTTCCTGATTCAAAAATGCTGGTCACTTGGCTCGATGACCAGCACAGAAGCCATAGTCTCTGCCGCAGGGTTCATTGGCTCGATTATCAACGACCCTTATGAAGCCACGGGTGCGGGACTGATAAAGGACTGCTACACGCAGACAAACATTACCCAAGAAAGCGGTTCTGATCTGGCCTCCACAGCTGCATTCATAGGGGAGATTGATTCAGATACCGGGTATAGCTACAAGATCGATAACTGCTACGCAGCGAACCGGATAACGATAAACGTGGAGTAAAATATGGCAGATGCATTCATAAACAGTGTTGAGGCCGGTACAGACTTAACTGTCACGGACAGCTTCTTCGACAGCACTCTGAACGAGGGCACGAGCACTCTGGCGACAGGGAAGCCCACTGCCGACATGCAGATACAGGACACATTTGCCACCGCAGGCTGGAGTCTGAACCTGATCTGGTTTCTGAATGGGGGCTATCCAATTCTTGAAGGAAACCCGCCGTCAACCCCGTGCCTGCTACTCAGATACCGGAACGATGGTAAACCTAACTGGTCGAACTATCGGGAAGTAAGCCTGGGCAAGCTGGGCGATACCGAAATATTTAAACGTATATCGGGTTTGGGGAGCTACCGCAACCGGCAGTATGAGATCGTATGCACAGCGGGGGTGCCCCTGACAATCACCGGCTTGGAAGAGAATGTAAATCTGGGAGGAACCCGTGGCGGATAATTTACTCAGACCACCGACCCCCGGTATGCAGGGGCGGGAACTGATACAGTGGCTCCAGCGTGTGTACGATGTTCTCAGCGAGTATCAAACCACGCCCGCGCCTGAGCCACCCGAAGTTCCCACGTCACACAATGACCTGGATGATAATGGGGGCACTGGCTCCCATGCAACGATTGCCAGCCACTTGGCTGCCTCAACCGCGCACGGACGTAGCTCGCCATTGGTGGGTGTGACCGATGCTCAAGCACTCGTAAACAAGACTCTCAATGCGTTGAATAATACAATTACTAATTTACGCCACGGGGTAGAGGTGGATAACCCCGTTGCTGCACACGGAGTTGAAGAGATTGTCGGGGCTGATGAGACGCAGGTGCTGAAGAACAAGTCTATCTACGGGCAGTACAATACCGTTCGCAATATGCGCCACGGCACGGAAGTAGATAATCCGGTAGTAGCTCATGGCTCAATCGGTGCGATTGTGGGGACTGATAGCCCACAGGCATTGTTTCAGAAACGATATGTCCACATGACTGTCTCGGTTTCGGGAGATCACACTATGGAACCGCTGACCGGAGATACCGTTATTGCACTGAATCCGGGTATTACCATCACTCTGCCGACAATCTCAGTGGACTATATCGGCCAACAAGCCACGGTAGACAACAAATCTTCTGGCAATATCACGGTGGCAGTTCAGGCCGCTGCGACTTCGATTGAGGGTGAAACCACGCAGATCGTGCCCCCGGATTGCGCCATGACGATGCGATTTGACGGGGATAGCTGGAGGATAGTATGAGTTATTTTACCGAAATTAAGTTGATCGACAAGCTGACCGGAACTGCTGCGGCCATTACCGATGCAGGTGAGCTGATGGTGAAACCCGCAGCAGCCGTGAGCGCGGACAATAGCTCGCAGACTCCGCTGGCCGAGGATGCAACTTTCACAGGAGATTCGATTGACACGTTGGGTTATACCATAGCGCAGATTGCGGTCTACGCAGACCAAGCGAGTGCAGCCGGTGGGCTGGTGGTCGAGGTCAGCAGCGATGAAACGAACTGGTATGTCAAGCACGAATTTTCATACCAGAGCCCCAGCGAGGAGAACGATTACCCGGTAACACTGACCCGGCGCTATTTGCGCGTGACCTACACGAATGGCGCGGTAGCACAGACAGTCTTTGACCTTTCCACTGTTCTGAGGTAGGATGAGTATAGGAGAGTAACTATGGGCGGAATATTCGGATTTGTAGATAAAGTTTTGGGTACGGACTTCTCGGGCGACAAAGCCCGCAAACAGATTGATAAAGCCACCGCTGCGGCTCAAGGAGCCAATGCTGCTGCTGCTGAAACGATCAAACAGTATGGGGCAGAAGCCTCCAAAATATACGAGAAGTATGTTCGGGAAGGCATGAGTGAATTTGAAGCTGCAAACAAGGCAGCTACTGAGGCCGTAAATGCAGGATATGCACAAGCTATTGCTACGCACCGCTCAGGGGGAGCCGAAGCACTGGCTCGTCTGGAGCAGGGATACGGCGAGGGCGAACAAGCCTACCGTGATATGTTTCAAGCCGGTCAGGATGCGCGGCAACCCTTCGTCCAGTCGGGCACGCAGATGTTGGGCGCGGTTCCTCAGTTGGCTGCTGCACTGGGTATTCCTGGTGCAGGCGGCTACGATGTAACTGCCAGTCCGCTATACCAGTGGCAGATGCAGCAGATGGATGAACAGCTTGCCAATCAGCTTGCAGCTATGGGAGTCGGTAATGATACAGTTGCAGCCTACATTCGCAGCAAGAACGTGGGTCAGCTCGGAGCTGAAGAGCGTAATCGCCAGATCGCTGATTTGCAGAATATGGCAGGTATGGGTATGCAGGCCGCTTCGACTTTTGGTATTCCCGAATATCGGGCAGCAGGCGAACTGGGCAGCATGAACATCGGTGCAGGCATGAACGCTGCAAATCTCATGGGTCAGACTACGGGCAATGTAGCCAACCTTCAGGCGCAGCAGGGCACCAATCAGGCCGATCTGCTGGCACAGGCTGCTGTAAATCGAGGAAATTCACTGGCTGGTTTGGGTCAGGGCTTGTCGCAGATTCAGCTTGGCATGGGCGGCAATGTAGGTCAGAGCCAGATTGCCGGTGGCCAGATGGCGATGAACGCTGGCCTATCTAAGGCTCAGATGCCGAACCCCGTGAACTCGCTCATTAACACTGGCCTCCAGCTCTATGGTATGGGCGCGTTTGGTGGTGGGGTTTCAGCACTACCAGCAGCTCAGAACATGGGTGCTTCGACTTATCGCAATGTTGGCCAACCATTTATGTATGGCCTTAGCGGTATACCGGGTATAGGATAAGGAGTTACCATGAATGTTCCAATGTTAAACTACGCTCAGATGCCGGTTGTCCAACTCCCGTCCGAGATGCAGGGTTTTTCCAATGCTCTGCTTCAGGCAGGTGCTATGCGCCAAGATCGCTTGAAAGCTGAACAGGCTCGTGCAGATCAGCTTGCCCAGCAACAGTTTCAGAACAACCTCGCCACGCAGCAGATGGGTTTGCAGCAGAAAGCTGATGTGAGGGCAGATCAAGCTCTAGGTATGCAGCAGGAGCGCCACGTAGCTGATATGGCTACCGTGCAGGCTCAGGCTATGCAGCGTCAGAAGGATGAGGCCACTAAGCAGTGGCTATCCATGCCCGAGAATGCAAAGCGGTATGCCGATCTTGAAGCCAAGGGCGACGAGCTGGGCAAACTGGCGTTCCTTGAAGAAGGTTTCATGGCTACCGGAAATTTCGATGGTGACAAGCTGATGAAGATTGGCGATCAGAAATTGCGGGTCATGAATGCACTGATGAACCAAGAAACGAGCGAACTCCAACAGGCCAAGCTCCGCATGGATATGGCATATACCCAGTTGCAGATGGTTACCGAGCGCATGAAACAGGCTGCACCGATGGGTGGGCTTGATCCCAAAGTTGCGGGTCAGCTATCTGACAATATTCTGGCACAGAGAGCGCAGGCCATCAGCCTTCTGCAGAAGGCCAAGGCCAACGTATTCACGCTGGGTAAGATTATCTCCGCTACACCCACACTTGAAGGGCTTAAATCGGTGCAAGCAACTCTTGACCCGGATTCTCAGGAGTGGGCCAAAGTGCAGAAGATTATGGCGTTGGCTGAAAATAAACCCACTCCCGAGGCACAGGCGCGGTTTATCTCTGATGAACTTGCACAGCTTAACAAGCTGCGAGTCGATCAGGAGAAGGAAATTAACTATCTCGAAACGAAGGCGATGCCAGCATTTGATGCACAGTTGGGCATCGCCCAACGCTCAATGGTTGGTGGTGATCCCCGCTTCGGTGCAGTTCCGCTGGT